GTGAGTTCTTTTTTGTTTGGCATAATAAAAGAGTGAGATACTGCCCCGACTGGATTCGAACCAGTAACCTTGAAGTTAACAGCTTCCTGCACTGCCGTTGTGCTACAGGGCATTGTTATCAACTCTGGTAGTATAGAGTACAGGCAAGGAGGGACTCGAACCCCCAATCAACGCTTTAGAAGAGCGTGGCATTCTCCATTATGCTACTTGCCCAAGTGATAGTTCCTATTGCCGATAATCCTGAACTACCAAGGGGATTACCCAATCACGGACATTCAAAACAATTTCTTCAGTACTCATAACTAACCAAATTGACGAAAACCAGTTCCAGACATCCATCCACCAGGACCAGATTGAAAGTTTTCGGAACCACCACCCAACTCTGGCATTGGATCCAGTTGAGTTGTAGTCTTACCGCTTTTCGTAGCAATATTATAGATGACTTCGTGGATATTGTCCACCTCTTTTTTGGGAGGGACTTCTTCTTTTTCTGGAAGAAGTTGATTCTCTTCTTGCAGTTGTGCTTTCATACTCATCTGCTGCTTTTCAGAAAGTGGAGCAGGTCCAAACCAAGGATCATCTTTCAGAACTTTTGGTGCAGGAATACCAGTAAAAGGTTTGGTAAGTTTTTTAAGTGTTTGTAAAATCATGTCCATACGAGTTTTTTAGTGTAATCATAGGCATAAATTTCTCTATTGCCCTTGATTCCCCATCCTAACCAATAGTAAGCAGGAACCATATATTGTTGGACAGTTTGTCCACTGCCCTCAAACATAGGAAGATACCTCTGAAAGATGTCTTCGTTAATCATATAACGAGTTTGACCCTCAAGAGAAGATGGATCACAACCATATGTAGCACAGAAAGATCCAAGTCCTTTATATCTTCCTAGAGTGGTCCACTGAATAAGACCATAACCACCACTATAGCAACGGTCATAAGGAACTCTAGCACCTCCCTCACATATGTTAGCACGGAAGTTGCTTTCTTGTTTAATGTTTCCTAGAATTGTAGCAAGGGCATTGCGGTCAGTAATTCTGGTTTCTTTTTGAATCTCCCCAAGAACATACTGTTCTTCTGGAGTACACTCCTCACACTTCCATTGTTTTTCTACAACTTCTATCGGAGTTGCTGTTTCTTCTTCTTCTAGAATATCAATGTCAATAACACCTTCAAGTTCATTCATTGTACTTGGAACAGCACATGCAGATGGAATTGAAAATGCTAAAATTGCAATAATAATTTTTTTAATCATTTCAGTTTACTTGTTAAAATAATCTTTACGATAGTATCTACCTAGGATGTTTCCATTATAAAACGCAGGAGTTCCATCTGTCAAGGACTCTGTGAGAACATTATTCAAAAACAACTGTCTTGTTTCCTCAAAGTTACATTTTCCTGCTGTGGAGTGTAGAGTAAGAATCTCCCGGAGAAAGGACTCCCTTCCATATTGCAATACATCCCCTTTAAGATCTGGACAACTTCCGTAGTATTTCTTCCAGTTACTTTCAGTCGTAACTCTTCTCCTCCCAGTACTATTTCTAGGCTTTCGTTTTGACCAGAAATACTTTCTACCGATATACTTTCTACCAGTTTCTTTGTTAGTAATGCGATAGACGAAACCGAAGTGACTGCCAATGTGATCAGAAGTAAATTCTTTGCCGTTGTAGATCCATGGATTTTCATAATCAACCATTCCAAAGTAGTCTTTAAGATAACTTTGTATATTTATCCTATCAACCTTAACAAAGATATTCTACATATGATCCTCATCTTCGTCAAGCCAGAGTCTCATATTCGCAAGGGAATCATTCCAGTCGTCTCCCCATGGGTCAGGGAGAGGACGTGAATTGACCACAGGATTGCTTATAGAGAGATCCGTCAGTCCATCTACCTCGGACTTGCTCTCGACGATTACAGGCGTTTCTGGGGCATCCTGCTGCTGCCATATCCCTATTGCCTCATTATCAACCTTTGATTCTTCCACGAGAGAAAATAGATGCAAAAAAAGAAGGTTAAAAGGCAGTGCAATTTTCGCACACCACCTCTTAACCTTCTGAATCCAGGTCTCTTTTTCTTTATCAAAGACTATCTCAAAGTTTAAACCCGCTGAACGTGTCTTTTTTAACATCTTGTTTGATTCCACCAACAACATAAGATTCGACTTCTGTCTCTTGTGGAGCAACTTGTAGTCCCTTTGAGGAGATCCAATGTTGCGTCCAGGGAAGAGGATTATTCTTCGCGGAAACATCATACACAGGTTTCATGCCAATCGCTTTAAGTCTACGATTTGCAACCCATTCAACATATTGTTTGAGCAACTTATCATTCAGACCAATCATACTACCGTCTCTGAAAAGATAATCTGCCCATTTCTTTTCTTCGTTTACAGCACGATCAAACATCGCATAAGTCCACTCTTCCTCCTCCTTGGCAATCTTTGCCATCTCGGGATCATCACCTTGTTTCCACTTGTTCATAATGTTTTGTGTTATTGCCAGGTGCTGGTTCTCGTCTCTTGCAATAAGGGAGATGATCTTAGCTGACCCCTCCATAAGTTTAAGTTCACCAAATGCAAAAGAACAAGCAAAACTGACATAAAAGCGAATGCCTTCAAGGATATTGACATTTGCAACTGCTCTATAAAGTTTACGCTTCAGTTCATAACGCTGCTCTCTAAAGTTTCCTGCACCCTCTTGTGCATGAACCCAATCACTACTATTTCCATAATGTTGAGCAGAAGAAATGAAGTCGTCGTATGATTCTGTTACACTACGTGCGCGTTCCAGAATCCTTTCGTCCGAAATAATCTTATCCAAAACTTCAGTCGGATCAGAATATACGTTCTTGATGATATGAGTATATGAACGACTATGGATCATCTCCATAAATCCCCATACTTCCATACATGCCTCAAGTTCAGGAAGAGAACAATACGGCATAAATGCCATACTAGGTCCTCTACCCTGGACAGAATCAAGCATGATCTGATACTTCAGGTTTGAAGTATATATGTGCTTTTGCTCTGGGCGAAGTGTTTGATAGTCTCCTCGATCTTTTTGTAGGGAGACCTCCTCAGGTCTCCAAAAGTATCCTAATTGTTGAGTTGTAAGTTTTTCAAAAACCGGATATTTGAAAGAATCATATCTTTGAATACCTAAGGGTTTACCAAGAAACATTGGTTGTTTTTTGTGGTCATGAACCTCCGTGTTGAAAACTGTCATTCCTTTGACATCACTATTAACATTATCATTCATTGAAATTTTAAACTGCACAGGATTCACACTCTCCCTCCTCTACTTGTGATAGTTCTTCGATTAAATCTTCAATTTTGTTTTTTGGTTCGACTACCTCATCCGTTTTAATATCATATGTATTTTGATAATAGGATGTCTTCCACCCATACTTGTATGTAGTCAAAAAGTCATTTGCCATGATTGAAACTGGAACCTCATTGTCGGCATAGTTCTCTGGATTATAACTCCAATTTCCACTAATTGCTTGGTCAAAAAACTTTTGAAGGACCGAAACAACTTTGATGTATCCATCATTACTCTTCATGTCCCAGAGAAGCGTGTAATTGTTTTTAAGAGTTGTGTATGAAGGAACAACTTGTTTGAGTGGACCTTTCTTTGACTTCTTAATGGACAGGTAGTCTCTAGGTGGTTCGATTCCGTTTGTTGCGTTTGACACAACGGAACTGCTCTCCGAAGGCATCTGTGCGGACAATGTGCTGTGTCGGAGTCCGTGTTCCAAAATGGACTGTCTAAGATTCTCCCAATCATGCTCATACTGAATACTGGTAATCTCGTCAACGTCCTTCTTATATGTATCGATTGGAAGAATCCCATCAGAATACTTAGTGCGTCCAAAGTATTCACAATGTCCCTTCTCTTTTGCAAGAGTATTTGATGCCTTCAGAAGATAGAATTGGAATGATTCAGAGAGTCCGTGAACAGCATCCCACGCCTCCTGAGAGTCGTATTTGTATCCAAGTTTGGCAAGGTAGTGGGCAAGACCAATGAAACCAATTCCAAGCGATCTACGTGCCTTTGTAGCAATCTCTGCTGCTTTGATAGGATAGTTCTGATAATCAATCAATTCATCAAGAGCACGGACAGATAAGTCACAGAGATTTTCTAGTTCTTCATCAGACTTAATCTTACCAACGTTAATAGCAGAAAGAATACAAAGTGCAATTTCACCAAACTCATCATCGATATGATTGAGAGGATATGTTGGAAGAGTAATTTCCTGGCACAGATTACTCATCTCAATTTTATCTTTGAATGATGAGTGTGTATTGCAATGGTCAATATTCATAATATAGATACGACCAGTCTCTGCTCTCTCCTTTAGAAGGTCCAGAATAAGCTCCTGAGCACCAACTGCCTTTTGAGGAATGTCTGGGTCACCCTCGTAAGCTCTGTATAGATCATCAAATCCAGGAGTACCAAAAGCAGAATACAATCCCGGAACATCGTGTGGCGAGAATAACGTGATGTGTTCATTGTTGATGAATCGTTCATAGAACAATTTGCTAAGTTGGATACTGTAGTCCAATTTACGAACACGATTATCTTCTGTTCCTTTATTATTCTTAAGAACAATAATGTCCTCTATTTCTTGGTGCCAGATTGGGAAGTGGACAGTCGCGCTTCCACCTCGAATGCCATTTTGAGTGCAGCATCGGACAGTTGCCTCAAACTTTTTGAGGAATGGTACAACACCTGTGTGTTGAACTTCTCCGCCTCTGATTTTACTGTTGATGCCACGGATTCTACTTGCGTTGATACCGATGCCCGCCCTTTGTGCAACATATCTGCCGATAGCCATATCACTAGTAAAGATACTATCGAGGGTGTCATCGACATCAATAAGCACACAGCTAGCAAATTGTCGAAGTGGAGTTCGCACTCCTGCCATGATAGGTGTGGGAATGTTGATTTTGTGCTTTGAGATTGCGTCGTAGTAGCGTCTGACATAATTGAGTCTCGTTTCCTTTGAATAGTCTTGGAAAATAGTAAGAGCAATCATCACGTACATAAACTGGGGAGTCTCATAGACCTTTCCACTTGAACGATCTTGAACGAGATACTTATCCGCAACCTGCCTTAAACCAGCATAAGTGAACAACATATCACGTTCATGATCAATCCAGTTATTTACCTTTTCAATCTCCTCCAATGAATACTTAGAGAAAATCTCTGCATCATAGACTTGCATTGTAACACATCTTTGAATGTGATCTTTGAGATGTGGGAACTCCCAGATCTTTCCAAAGAGTTGTTTACGAAGAGCAAATAACAGAAGACGTGCGGATACAAATTGGTAATTTGGATTCTCCAAAGAAATCAAATCACTTGCAGAACGAATCAGAATCTCCTGAATCTCATCAGTTGTGATTCCATCATAAAATTGAATGCCAGAATTGATCTCAACCTGAGAAGCAGAGACTCCTGAGAGTCCTTTACATGCTACGTCCACCATCAAATGCATCTTCTCAAGATCCAGAGATTCAATTCTACCGTCTCTCTTTTTTACTTTGATACCATTGCTCATATCTTTTTCCAATAATTGAATTTAATTTTTGCCTGAAGACTACTGTATACATTTGATTCTACTACACTCTGAACATCCAGTCCAGACAGAACCATATCATTGATGTCCTTTTCCATGATTGATGTAGGCCAGATAACCACCTTGTATCCCTTGTCGATAACTTTTGATATACGATTTACAATCTCTTTATTTCTTGGTTCGTTATCATAGACATAAACAGGATTTTCAATATTCCATTCATTAACATCGACA